AATTTGCTGAATTTTCAATTTGTATTACAACAATCCGAAATTAGTATTGTAGTATTGCGTAATCGTAAGCAAGTGTTAAATCTACAGTTGCTAAATCTTCACCAGTATAATCCATATCTGAGAATTTAGCAGTTTCGATAAATGCTCCTTTAAGTGTCCACTCTTCTACTTTATCACCAACAGGACCCAAACTGTTAAAAGTGATATCTTTTTTGTAGAAATCAGAGTAACCGTCTCTACCAGTTACTGATTCGTGGTGTAAACGTACCCACTCCATTGTAGCTTGTGCTGCAGATGGTACTACTGGGTCGTACAATGAAATTGTTAAACTACTCCACTCACTTCTACCTTTTACATATCTTCTTACGTTGATATGGTCGATAGTTACTTTACCATTTGATATTTCAGGTCTATTGGCTGCTTTGATTAGATATGCAGGAATTCCTTCTACATACATAATAAAGCGGTTCGACATCTTCGGTTCGAATGATGTGAACATTACTTCAGTTGGGTCTAATAATTGTGCCATTTATGTTACTCCGTTGTGTTTTCTTTAATATAAATATTGTTCTTTTAAAAAAAGATTGTGTTCCCCACCGAAATGGGGAACTTAATCTAATTTATTTATTCTGGAAATGCTGCCCCAGTTGGTAATACATTGAAATCTAGAACAATAAACTCAGCAGTCTTAGCTGGTTGTAAGAAGATTTCTCCTACCATAATGTTTCTATCAATTACATCTGGAGTGTTATTAGTTTCATCCATAATCACTCTAAATGCGTATAACCCTTGTCTTTGTTGGATTGATTCCAAATAAGGATTAACGATTGATAAGAATCTGTTTCTCGTTGCTGCTGTGTTGTTTTCGAACACTAAGTAACGAGTAGAAGATGCGATGAACTTCTTCACTGCAATCAACAACCTTCTTACATTGATTCTATCCAATGCTGATGGTTTAGCTTGTAGTGTTTTCTGTCCAAATACAGTTACACCCTGTCCAGGGAATGTAGCGATAGGATTCAATCTACCTTCGTAGAGTTCATCTCTTTCTGCTCTTGTCAATCTTGTCTTAGCTTCAATTACTGAAGTTAATCCACCTCTATTCAATCCTGCAGGAGCGAACCACTCAGCGGCAACTTGGTCGTTAAATGCGATAACGCCAGGAAGTACAGCCGATGGCGGCACCCATACTGGTTTGTTCTTATCTGTGTTAAGAATCTTAACCCAAGGGTAGTAAGATGCTACATAATTTGAATCAAATGATTGAACTGCGTTAGTTGCAGTTGAGATTGAATCAGCCCATGCAGATGCATCCATTACAAAGAATGTATCTTGTCTATCTTCACACATATCTTTAGCAAATGTTGTTACTGCAGAGTGTAATCTGTGGATAACACCTGGAATTACTAACATATTGATATCAAATTCATCAGGATTAGATACTGAGTTGATAGCTTTTCTAAATGCTAATGTACCAGTTGCAGTATTTGAAGATAAATCATATCCTTGTGTATTACCTGCGATGATATCACCTGCAGTATAAACAATTCTATTTGGTTTGTATCCATCAAATCCACTTTGGAAAGGAACTAAGAATTTACGAGATGCTAATGCCGTATTATTATCATTTAAATCAATTGAACCAGTGTGTGGTGAGGTTGAAGATGGGTAGTTAGCTCCAGTATTCTGATTGTAATCACCTAAGTAGAATGCAGTACCTGCAGTTGCAGTAGATGAATCAGGAGTTGGTGCTAAATAGTTTAAGTTATCAGTTGTAACAAAATCAAAATCAAATCCATAGAACTTCTTAGAGTTATATGAGTTATTGATTGTTTGGTCTAATACATAAGTTGGATTAGGTAACGTAAATGCAGTTCCATAAGGATTTTGCAATGCTGCGAATCCGAAAGGTACTAATGAAGGGTCAATTGCCTCATCTTTAACTGCCTGAGTTACTTCAACTCTAATGTTTGCCGAATTGTTAGGGTAATCACCATTTGTTGATAATTTACCATTTGAATCAACAGTAATCCACTTATCACCAATTACTCTAGCGATAAAGTTAGGTGAATTAGGGTCTAAGTTAACACCCTGGAAAGTTTCAACTAAGTTAGGTCTGATATCTGAATCAACCACGCCTACGAATGGTGAACCATTTACTTTATCTTGGTCTACTCTTCTTACGATTACAGTAAATGAACCATACTCAGAACCTGCTACAGTTCCAGCTGGTTTAACATCCTGAATACCGATTTTAAATTCGTAGTTAGTTGGGTTACCATGTGATAAAGTATGGAACTTAAATAAGTTAGTAGTAGCACCACCCACTTTCTGTGATGTAATGTATGGTGTTGATGCCTCAGTATATGCTTTTGAGTAATCAATATCTTTTGCAACATCTAAAGTTACAACAACTTCTTCACCAGTGGCGAACGATGCTGATTGGAATGTTTTAAAGTTAGATTGTACAAACGCGTCTTGCGAACCTCTTGGAGAGAATCCAAAAGTTTTGGTAAAGTAGTTACCATTTGTTGGGTTTAAAGATGCTGAAAAATTAGTTCCAACGGCCTCTGAACCTGTAATTGTTAATGTAAATAAAGATGCTGATACATCAGATGAGCCGAATTGGTCTGCTACTGAACTTGCTTTAAATACATCGGTGTCAGAAACGATACCAGTAGTTGGGTGTAATACTGCTGCTACTTTTGTACCTTCTGATGATGAGATGATTAGTCCAACTGGATTTTCCAGAGTGTATCCATCTTGTCCTAATACCCTAACGATTGTTGCAGTTCCAGCATCTTCCAAATAAGATTGAGCAGTATATGGTAGGTACGAATCTTCCGTTAAACCACCAAATATCTGCTGAAACTCTTGAAAAGATTCGACTTGAGTTGGAACGAACGCAGGTCCCTTAACGGTTGACCCAATTAACGCTGCTCCAATTTCACCAATCCCTTGAGGTAGAAATGACAAGTCCTTTTCTCTTGTAAATACTCCAGGACTTACTATTCTTTCTGCCATTTTATTCTCCTATTTAATTTCTTTGGTTTTGTATATCTATAAATACTCCAAAAAATCAGAAACGATTATATTTATACGTTGGGTGTAAATACACCTGTATTAATATCGAACTCACCCTCACCATACTTTTCTTTAAGTTCACCTGCTAATTTAATTTCAGATTCTCTCATCTCCAAATACTTTTGTTTTAATTGAGCTTTGAAGTTCTCAATATTTGTTTTTTGAGTTTCGATTAAAGTAAGTTCAATTTCAACTTCACCCAACCTAGCGGTAACTTCTGAAAATTCTTGTCTGAACTTTCCAATCTTTGCGATTTCTTCTTCTGTAAATTTAATCACTTCTGTTTCTTTGACTTGTTTTACTTCTGCCATAACATTTTTTTTATTAAGTTAAACTTTGTGTTTATATAAATATGAAAATTTATTTAGAAACATTAGGTATCTAATCCTACATTCCAAACTATTTTGGTTGTACCAAATGCTTTCTGAGTATTCATTGTACGTTTACCTCTATCTTCAGGTATAATGTATGCCTTTGCAGTAAGTGTTACATTACTTCGTACCAATCTTTCTTCACCAACTGCATTTGTAGTTTCGAATGAGTAAGATTCTCCTTTAATTTGGAATTTATATCTTTCACCAAATGCGCCACCTTGAAAATAGATTACCTGTTCTACTAACTTATTTAAATCTTCCATATAATCACACCACATAATAACATCATACTGAATGTTTACATAATCAGGTGTATCTACCATATGATATTCATAATAATCTCTACTATCCACTAATTGTGAAAATTTGTCATATCTATTCTGAGGTGTGTATTTTCTTACAAATGTTCTTGAAGTATCTTCATCAGTCATCACCTTTAATTTTGAATATTCGGTGTTAATATCTAATGAATTTCTTTTAAATGAAATCAATGGAGTTAAAACTTTACCATTAGCATCTCTTAAATATCCATCTTTTTGTGCAGATGCCCAATTCTCTGGAGATGCGTATAATACGGGTACTGGAATGTATTTTCCACTCTCTTCGATAGTAGGTTTAACATCTTTCTCTAAGAAATCTTTAAATGCCAAATCAATATCGTATATTCCGACTTGAAAATTCTTAACATCATCATTTCTTCTCGATACTTGTTTGGCTTTATTCAATTTAGGGTCATCTGAAAAAGAACTTTGGGTTCTACCTAAATCAACCTTTTCATCTCTATTTTGTCTATACTTTATTGCCATTATACACCTACTGGTAAATCGTTATTTGTAGTATCGTTCCCAAATCGGAAATCATCTTCTAATTTTAGTTGTGTTTTTCTCGTTACATGAGTTTCACATATAATAGATATGTTATAACCTTGTGAATCACCACCATCCCAAGTATCAGGATTCTTTCCTGCAAAGAATTGGTTTGTAAATGTTACATCTACAATATGTTGTTCATCATTCCATACAATCACATCACCAACTTCTGGAAACACATTCTTTTCTACTAAAATATCTCTTAGGAAATAGAAGTTAACATTTCTGGTGTAAGATGAACCAAATTCATCAAAGATTTGTTCTGCATTTGTTCTATCAACCAATGTAGGAATCTTTACAGGATTATAAAATACCTTATCTTTACCCTCACCATAAAGATTTCTTTTAGAATCATCTAAAATAAGCTTATAGTAGTAGATTTCGGTATCAATAATATCCGTAATCAATTCTTTGTTTATTTTTCTAAACAAAGCTGCATCTCTTTCTCCACCAAATAACGCCATTCTTTATCCTATATAAATAGCACGAGGAACTCTATTCAATGTTTGTTCCATTGCTTCGGATTCTTCTTGCTGTGCCTGTAATAATGCCTTACGAGAAGTAGCTTCTAAGTTTTCTCTTAATTCTGATATTAAGATTTCCTTTTCTGATGCTGCTTCACTTCTTAAATCTGCACCATCTAATGTAATTTCTGAATTTGGAATTGGTACTGAACTAAACTTAGCTCTAACTGCACCTAACATTTCTTTTGCTAATGCTAATGCGTATTTCTGAATCCATCTCTTACCAACGTGATTGATGTGAGTATATGTAATTCTATCGAATGGTGCGTTTGAGTAATCAGATACTACTGAGTTAGATACTACTGAGTTACTTCTATCAGATTCTAAAATATAATGGAAATGAACTGTGTATGCGTGCTCAGGTACTGGAAATAATCTAATTCTATTGTTTTGAATATCAAATCCATATTGAGATTTACGAACCATATCGTTAAATTCGATTGCTTGTAATCTTAAAAGGTCATCATAAAGTGGTTGCATCATAAATGAAACACCTGGTGAGTAGTTACCCCATCCGAAAGTATCCATCATTTGTTGAGAACCTAAACCAGTACCAATAAATGGGTCAAAGTATCTTACCATCGCAGGTGGTGCGTTGTGTAACATCTTTTTAATCTCAATCTTATCAACACCAGGAGTTCCACTCTCCAATGATACCAAACTCGCATCAGTTAAATCATAAACTTGTTGAGATGCGTTTGCTTCAAATGAACCTGTGTAGTAAGTTACCCTACCACCACTACCTGCTTCAGTTCCATAATCTTTAGATAATGAAATCAATCCACCTAAGTTTGCATTTAGTTGTGTTTGTGATAAGTTTGAACCTGTTGAACTTCCTTTTAAGTTTAAAAGGTTTTCTCTAATGTTGAATTGGTTTACTTGAGTAGAGTATTCAGTAACTGCTTCTTCAACACAAGTATAGAAATTGATATCTTGTAGTTCAATATCCACAATTGGATATCCTAAACGTTTGGCACACCACGATGCTATATTATCAACATCAGTAACGAACTCTGAATCTGAATCATAGTATCCGAATGGTGTATCACCTGCTGTGAAGGATGAGCTACCAGGCCATATTGGAATATTAACTGCCATTTAAATCTCCTTAGTGTTTGTATATAAATATGGTGGATTATTATAATCCGAATCTAGACTTATTAGGTCCTCTACTAAATCCCATAACGAGCTCTTAATAAATTAAAATTATGAGTAACTTCATCACTTGTTAATGCTTTACTATATATTAACCAATATCCCAAATCAGCAGGTAGACATGCATCATTACCACTACTTGAGTTGGAATTTGAAATACCCATAACCTCACTCGTTGATAGGTTAACCATAGCTTCCCCAGCAACTGTTGCGTTTGCCCCACTACTATTCGTAGATTGTGCTCCACTACTTTGAAGTGTATTGTTTTTATAACAAGCGGAAGTGCCTGTTGATTTATTATATGTAAAGGTGTGCATTTGCCAAGTATTCAAACTCGTACTATATGGTGCAAAATTATTATTTAGATATCGTTTAGTACCCGAGGTCGTTTGTAAGGTAAAATTAATTTGTAAACTTTGCTCAAGTACAAATCCAAAGGGACTTCTCCCACCACCAGTTTGTGCAATCAATCTTCTCCAATTATTGTTACCATCAACATTTGGGTTACTTGTAACATTCATAAACCATTGTACAGTAACACTACCTGTATTTATTTCTATTCCAGAAAATGTAAATTCACTTGTTCCAGTAGCACTACTTACACAATCAGACCTAAAAATATTTTCGGTTGTTGTAAAATTACTATTTGTTATAGAACCATTGCCCGCCAAGTTTTTATATGGTGAAGTCCCATGCTTTTCAACATTTGAAGGGTCTAATGCTAAAACTAATCCATCATTTATTATGTTAGGACCTATATACATTATATTACCATCCCGCCTTTGTTGCTAAATCATCATACGATAGTGCATTAAATCTACTTTTTGATGCGTTAAACATTTGTAATGCATCCGAATCGGTAAACGAATATTTGTATAAATGAATTGGGCCTATCAAACCTGAAAATGGATTGGATGTCGTGTACCTTGTTCCTATTCTAAAATTTTTACCTAAGTTTTCATTGGTTGAGTTTGTAGTACTCGCATCTGAAGTTCTATTAGAACCATTTACCCATATTTTAGAACCACCACTATCTGATGTGGTTATTAGGTGTATCCATTCATCACAATCCCATTTAGACCCATCAAAACTACCACCACCAAAGTTATATTGTAAGTTAGCATTCCAATGTACATTATAACCATTATAATTTGCAAAATGCCAAACACCGCCATTTGCTCTCGCATCAAATAAGTAAGCATAAGAACTATATCCAGCTGGCCATTTTAACCAAATAGAATAAGTTGATACCGTAGTTGAACCTAAATCTTGTACTACATTTATACCTTTACCGCCTGAGAAATTTAAAACTCCACCAAAATCCGAAGAGTATGTAGGCATATTTGAAGTAGATGGGGAATGTGTTCCACTACCAGGTGAACCATTTGCGCCTTCACATAAAGATGTAGTTACTAATGATTGAATTCCATTAGATATTCCACTAGATGGGTTTGAAACACATTTGTGATTTCCAACATCTAATGAGAATACTAATCCATCGGTTACTATTTTAGGTCCTCTACTAAATCCCATAACTTATACCCATATAATTTCTATTTTCTTTTATTTTACCAATTTAAATGGAACATCTATCTTAGAGTAATTTACATATATTGCATCATCACCATAAATAAGTGCATCTTCAAATCCTAAACGTTGTAAATCATCTACCATAGTTCCAACAAATCTACCAACACCATCTTTTTTGTTTTTATAATTGAAATGATACATTGGAATACCCATTGGTGAATCTCCAATAAATTCGATGTTGTATTTTAATCTTCTCTCTGAACGTCCACAACTACCCTGTTGTGTTACTACACCCAAGCCATCCAATTCATATATGGACCCTATGGAAGTTTTATACCATCCTGGCATCGCCTGGGCCCCATCACCACCTGATGAGTCTATATAAACTTGATTACCAACTTCCGGGTACACTTCACCACCATTATGCCAATAAGCAAAATTAAAGTCTGAAAATCCACACGCAAAGGAAGAGTCTGGTGCCATATCTGAAGCGTGGAATTCGGTAAGACCACCACTAGCACTATGGTTGTATGAATACCATTCAGATATACTATGTGGTGTTGATGAATCTGGTGTATTTGCTGAATTGGTGTTTATAACTGCTACATTACCTTGTGCTGCATCAGATAATGAAAGTTCTGCATCTGAACTCCGTCCTAACTCAGTATTAATATCTGAAAATGAGATTTCTCCGCTATCTGCTAGTGCCATTATACTCTCCCTTTAAGTTCATTGATTTCTGATTTTAAAGAATCAATTTGAGATTGTTGTTCTTTCATACCTTCAATCAATAATGCTACCATTTTATCGTATTTAACACCTTTGAATCCATTTTCTCTTGTGGTTACTACTTCTGGTAAAACTTCTTCTACTTCTTGTGCAATAACACCAATATCATGTCCTTCGTTACCATGTTGAGTTTTTCTTTCTTCTTCTGAAAGTTCTTTCCAATCGAATTCGTATCCACCAATTTTTAATATTTTATTTAATGCGTTATCAATTGGTTTAATATTTTCTTTCCATCTTCTATCTGATGATGAGTATGCTACAATATCATTTGATGCATCGATTCTACCATCAGTTGATGATGCGTTCACATTTACACCCAATGCACCACCATTAATTTTCATACCATTATTATTGATAGTCAATCGTTGAACACCAGCAATTGTAGCGTTTATTGATGTACTATTTGCGCTATAAAATCCAGTGGCACCTAATGGGGTAGAGGTGGCAAACATGATGGCCGGGAATGATGCCGTACCACCTGGATTTGTTACACCTGTATCACCCACCAAAAGTGCAGAGAATTCTCCAGCATCTCCTTCTGAATAGTAATTATTATCATTAGTTAATTCACTTACGTTGGTTGGGCCGGTAATTGTTAATGTTGTACTACTTGCTGATGTTGAAACAGTACCTGCACCTTGAATAGTGAAATTAGCAGCTCCAGAAGTAACCTGTGCATAACCACCATCTGAAGTTAATCTAACTGAAGTGATATCTCCAGACCCACCTGATGACCCATTAGATGCTGCAGTGATTCTACCTTGTGCATCTACCGTAATATCAGCGTTTGTATATGAACCTGCGGATACTGCGGTGTTTGCTAAGTTAAGTGTTACACCACCTGATGTACCACCACCACTTAATCCAGTTCCAGCAGTAACTCCAGTAATATCACCTACATTTGTGGTGTATCCCGCATCATTTGTAAATGCACTAACTGTTAAATCATTTGTGAATTGACTTAAATTAATATCAGTTGCATTTCCACCGATTCCAATCCAATCAACACCAGTGATGAATCCACTATCATTATTAAAAATACTTAAACCAATTTCGTTAGCGGCTTTTCTTCTATCTGCACCACTATCTAATACAATAAACTCATCAGTACCAACCATTGCTGCGGTCATATCAGTTAATTCTGATAAATCTACATTTAATGTAACACCACCCGATGTACCACCACCACTTAATCCAGTTCCGGCAGTAACTCCAGTAATATCACCTACATTTGTGGTGTATCCAGCACCATTGGTTAATTGGTTGTTATTTGTTGGAATTGTTGTACTATTATATGCATTTGAACCAAAGATTTCTGAAAATCTCTTTCTTCTCTCTGCACCATTATCTAATAGAATTATTTCATCAACTGCAGTATCAATTGCGGTGGTCATATCAGTTAATTCTGATAAGTCTAAACTAATGTTTACTGTTCCTGTGGATGTAATAGTACCCGAACCATCTAATCCGGCTGAAGTTGTAATACCAACTGAGGTTACAGTACCTGTGTTTGTTGTAAATCCACTATCATTGTTGAATCCACTAATATTAATACTATCTTGTGAACCACCTAATTCTGTCCAATCAACACCAGTGATGAATCCATAAGAGTTATTCCAATTGGTGTTACCATCGGTGATGTAACCTGCTCCATTGGTTAATTGATTGTTGTTTGTTGGGATTGTTGTACTATTAAATGCGTTTGAACCAAATATTTCAGAGGAAAGTTTTCTCTTTTGTACACCACTATCTAATACTACAAATTCATCAGTTGATGTTACCCAAGCTTGCGTCATATCGGTTAGTTCGGAAAGGTCTACATTAAATGTAGTACCACTTAAATCTAAAAGTGAACCTGCTGAATAGGTTGTGTTAGTGTTAGTTGCTGAAATGGTTGTTCCACTAATTGTAATGTTTGAACCTGCATCTAACCACCCAAATGCACCTGCTGAATCATCCCAAAATGCGATTCTATCATCATTAGGGTCAGTTAAAGATTCTAATCCTAAGTGAGAAAGTGATAATGTCCCAGTCGAAGTAATTGTACCACCCGCCAATCCAGTTCCAGTGGCAATTGAGGTTACAGTACCTGATGTTGATGAAGTACCCGTTGCACCTGTTGCTACTGCGGTTACTCTACCATAAGCATCAATTGTGATTGTATCAATCTTAGTACCATTCGCAGTTGAACCATACGTTCCTGCACCAGCACCAGCGGTTGCTAGTGAAACTGCATCTGCGGTTACAGATATACCAGTACCCTGTCCGATATTAAGAGTTCGTGTAGAACTTAACGTACCACCACCTGTTAAACCATCGCCTGCGGTTACACCTGTATTGATTGAGAATGATAAATCATAAGGGTCTGTATCACTACCATTTGAAGTATCTGTCCAATTGATATTGATACCACCTGCTTCTACAAATTTCCATTCTTTACCATGTGAAATTGTTACTTCTGTACCATCACCATCTTCTACTTGGAAAGTTGTCAATTGGTTAGTGTTTACATATGATGTAATATAACCCGCATCGTTGTTAAATCCACTCACATTGATACTATCTTGTGAACCACCTAATTCTGTCCAATCAACACCAGTGATGAATCCACTATCGTTGTTAAAAATACTTAATCCAATTTCACTTGCAGCCTTTCTTCTATCTGCACCACTATCTAATACAATAAACTCATCAGTACCAACCATTGCTGCGGTCATATCGGTGAGTTCACTCATATCAAGTGTTAGTGTTACACCACCTGAGTTTCCGCCACCACTTAAACCAACTCCAGCGGTTACACCAGTAATATCACCTGTATTTGAGGTATATCCTTGAGCTTTAACGAATGCGGTTGTTGCTATTTGAGTAGTATTAGTAGATGTTGCAGCAGTTGGTGCGGTTGGAGTGCCTGTAAGAGCAGCTGATGTGAACATTGTTGCTTTTGATTCGTTGGTAACATTTCCTAAACCAACATCGCCCTTTGTAGTTCCCTGCGCTCTCAATGATGCGAATGTTCCATCTGCATCAAAATCATCACCACCTGCTTTTGAATCTAACTGAGTTTGGATATTTGAAGTTACACCATCTACATAATTTACTTCAGTTGCAGTTGCAGTTACATCACTTATATTTGATAATGTATGTGTATGTGAGTTGTTAGAAACAGTCGCAGTAAGTGTTACATCTGAACTACCATCAATTGAAACATTACCACTTAAATCTCCACCTAAAGTAATTGTTCTTGCGTCTTCCCAATTGTATGCTGAATTGGCAACTCCTTCTAAATCACCAATAAATGTACTTGCCACTAAATCAGTAAGTGTATATGAAATATTACCCGTAGAATCGGCAGTGGCGGTTGTTGTACCTACTGCAAATTTATCACCAGATTCATCCCAAATGAATAATGCATTATTACCAGTTGTACCTCTTTCAATGATGATACCACTATCGTTTGCATTTGATGTAGCACCACTATTTAGTTCGATTAAGTTATCAGAGATTTTTGTATTTGTTGTACTAAGGGTAGTAGTTGTACCATTTACGGTCAAATCGCCAGCAAGAGTTAAACTATTAAATTCTACATCATCCGATGTTCCTACTGCTTGACCTATCTCAATACTATCAGCGTTTACAGTTACACCAGTACCAGCACCAACATTTAAAGTTTTTGAAAAATTACCACTTGTAGCACTACCACCACCTGTTAAACCATTACCTGCTGTAACGGTAACCCCAGTAATATCACCTACATTAGTTGTATATCCTGCACCATTGGTTAATTGATTGTTGTTTGTTGGGATTGTTGTACTATTAAATGCGTTATCACCAAATATCTCAGAGGCTAACTTTCTTTTTTGTACACCACTATCTAATACTACAAACTCATCGGATGTTTTTACAAACGTTTCTGTCATATCAGTCAATTCTGATAAATCAACATTAAATGTAGTACCACTTAAATCTAAAAGTGAACCTGCTGAGTATGTGGTGTTGGTATTGGTATCAGTTGATGCAATGCTAAATACACCAGCTGATGTTTCTGTAATTGTAACATTACTTCCACCAACTAAGTTGATGTTTCCTGTCCTATAAGTTCCAGTATTATCTCTTCTAATTGAAGTTACTGTGTTTGTATCTGTATTTACTACTGTTTCAGTTGCTGATGTAATACCAGTGATGTGTCCGTAAGTATCTAATGTAATATCTTGGATATATGTTCTACCACTATTATTTACAGATGATTGGGTTGATGTATCTGCGTGAGATACAGTTACAGTGCCTGAAGTTCCTCCACCTGTTAAACCACTTCCTGCGGTTACACCTGTAATATCACCTACATTAGATGTAAATCCACTATCATTGTTGAATCCACTAATATTAATACTATCTTGTGAACCACCTAATTCTGTCCAATCAACACCAGTAATGTAACTTGCTCCGTTAGTTAGTTGATTGTTATTTGTAATAGTGTTTGATAGGGTAGTTCCACTAATTGATAACCCATTTCCGATATCTAACCATGCAGATGCCCCAGCACTATCATCCCAAAAGAAGATTCTATCATCATTAGGGTCGGTTAATGATTCTAATCCTAAGTGAGAAAGTGATAATGTACCTGTTGATGTAATCGTACCACCCGCCAATCCAGTTCCAGTAGCAACTGAGGTTACAGTACCTGATGTTGATGAAGTACCTGTCGCTCCAGTAGCTACTGAGGTTACCCTACCATATGCATCAATTGTGATTGTATCGATTTTTGTTCCGTTTGCAGTTGAACCATACGTTCCTGCGCCAGCACCACCAGTAGCCATATTTATAGTAACAGTGCCTGATGTTCCCCCACCTGTTAGGTTTGTACCTGCGGTAACACCTGTGATATCTCCAATATTGGTTGTAAATCCACTATCATTGTTGAATCCACTTAAATTGATACTATCTTGTGAACCACCTAATTCTGTCCAATCTAATCCAGTAATAAACCCATATGAGTTATTCCAATTGGTGTTACCATCAGTAATGTAACCCGCTCCATTGGTTAATTGATTGTTGTTTGTTGGGATTGTTGTACTATTAAATGCGTTTGAACCTAATTCCCTAGTCCCAACTACATTTGAACCATTTATCACTACGGCAGTTGCTTCTGAACTCTGATTTGATAGTTGTGATAATTTTAATACATCACCCTCTACAACTACTGCTTCTGAACCAAATGTTCCTAATTTTACAGTATCATCTGA